ACCGACCTCGCGAGGCCGATGATTCCCTGAGCCGCGCCCGTTCCGGCGCCGGTCGCCTCGTTGATCCCGCCGACGAACAGGAGGAGCGAATTCGTCAGGACTGTGAACGACTGGCCGAGCGTCGCCGTCGTCGCCGCGAATTGTTCCTCAAGCTGGCCGCCGCCCTCAAGGATCGCCCGGAAAAACTCCTGAGACGTGACCTTTCCCTCGATGACCAGTGTCCGCAAGCGACCGACGGAACCGCCCGCCGCGTCCAAGCCACGCGCCGCCGCCTGAGCCAGCGGGAACGCGCCCTCAAGGATCGAATTGAACTCCTCGCCTCGGACGATACCGGACGAGAATGATTGTGAGAGCTGGCGGAGAGCGCCGGCGGATTCGGCCGCCGCTCCGCCTTGAATCGCGAGCGCCTGTCCGCTGAGTGTGACGAGCTGGATCAGCTCCTCCTGAGACGCTCCGAGTTCGTCCGCCGCGATCGACGCGCGGGAGAACAGTCCGACGGTCGCCTCGAACGAGGTTCGCGTCTCCTGAGAGACCTCAAATAATCTCTGTTGAACGGTCGCGAGTTCCTCGCTCGAATCCGTGACGACGCGGAGCCGATTCTGGAGGGACTGGAACGTGTCCACATACTGAATCAGCTCGCGGACGCCGAGGGCGAGGCCGAACGCCGCCGCCGCTTGGGCGACCGAGCGGAGTCCCCGCGAGACGCGGGCGGAACTCTTTTCCAGGCCGAACAGTCCCCGCTCGGCGCCGCGGACGCCCCGCTGGACGCCGGACGAGTCCAGCCGGACACGGATGACGCGATCGGTCATGACTGACCTCCGAGCGTCGGTTTCTGATCTCGGAGCGCCTTTCGCTGGCGCTCGTCACTCTCGTCCTTTGATTTCCAGTGATCGAGGAGGACCTTGTCCACTTTCCAGATGATCCGTTTCACGCGGTCCGGGTCGAGGCCATAGGTCTGACAGTAATCGGCGATGGCGTTGATCGGAATCATCCCGCGAGGCGCGCGGCGTTCGGTCTGGAGGTCCTGAAACGCCTCCCAGTAAACCATGAACCTCGGCTCGATCGTGGGCGGCGCCTCGATGTTCTCGGGAGGCGTCAGCCCGCGTTCACGATAAGCCGCGATGATTGCGTCCGAGACATCCTGATCCCCGATCCGGAGCGCGTGATCGAGGACGTCCGTCAGTTTCCCGCCGCGTCGGCCTCGTGAACCGCCCGGAAATTTCCCCAGCGGAGCGAGGCCCGCTGTATCGCGTGAAAGAATTTCGGCGCCGTTTTGAACAGCGCCACGGCGTTTTTCTCGTTGAACTTGAGCGTCGGGTCCTTTTTGTCCTTGGCGTCCGACCATGTCCAGCCCGTCACGATCGTCCGGGCGTACAGTCGCCACAACAGTTCGCGGTCCGTCTCCTCGTCGATGTCCGCGCCATTGCCCGCCACGATCGACAGCTCCGCCATTTCGCGCCGATAATCGGCGTTCAAGGCGATGTCCGCCGGTCGGACGATGACACTCGCGATCACTTTTCCGCCGAACTCGATCTCGCACGTCAGACCCTCATTCGTCAATTTGTCCGATGTCTCGAAAGCCTCTAAAACCCTCACGGTCTCCTCCTGGGCCAGCGAGGCCCGGTGTCGTTGATGAACTACCGGGCGAAATTCACACGCTGGGCGGATATGGTATATCCGAACGTCGAGTCGAGAATCGCCTGATAGGTTCCGGGGATCGTGACGTCCGCGTTTTTTCCGGGGACGTCCGGCGCTCCGCCGGAGAACTTGATTCGCGGGAGGTCGAACACGAGACTCCGCCCGTCGCCGCCTTGAGTGATTAGATCGAGCGAGGTCTCCGCGTTCGTGAGAATGATCTGGAGAATCTCGTCATTGTCGAAATAAGTCGAGAGCGTTCCGGTCACGGAAAGCTCGCCGACCCCGATCCCCGACGCCCCGAACACGCCGACCGCTGGCTGGCGCCTCAGATTGTTGTTGATCTCGATCGTCGCCTCAAGGACGAAATTGACGCCGGCGGCGTCGATCGGATCGACTCCGCGCCCGAGTCGGCCGATGTCGTTCGACGTGTTGTAAACATCGAACTGTTCGGCCGGAACGTCCACGGGGAGCGCCGCGTATAACTCCGGATAGGTCGGCGAATTGTCCGAGACCGCCGAATTGAATCCGAAAAACGTGATCTGTCCGACCGCGATGGCTTGCGGCGCCAGGGTCAAATTGAAATTGTTCAAGGCCATCCCGAGGAACAGTTCCCGCGTGATCGGCGAGTGATCCTCGAACCGTCGCTCAAGCGCGAATTGATGATCGCCGATGGGCTGGGCGCCGTTCTCGACGCGCGAACCATAGAACGCCTGAACCTGTTCGGTCCCCGCCGCGTCCGTGACCATCCCGGTTTGAGCCTCGGTCGTCATCGTGTCGAGCGTGAGGTCGATCTCCCGCGCGCGAACCCAGATATTGTTTCCGGACGACGCGAAATCGGCGAACTTGAACCACTGGCCGATGAGGATCGGAACGCCCAGCCCGAACCCGTTGTCGAGCGCGCCCGCCGGGAACTGAAACACGGCGTCGCCGCCGCCGACGACGACGGAAATGTCGCCGCTCGCTTGGGCCGCGAACCCTGTGACGTTTATCCGCGTGTTCGCGTCAGCCGTCTCGGTTCCGAGGACAGCGGTCGTCGCCGTTCCGGCGAGCGGATTCACGGTGAGGATGTTCGCCGCGATCCCGGTGATCTCGAAAATCCCGTCGCCGACGTCGCCGGTCAATAGTTTCTGGAGACGGATAATCTGGCCGATCGTGAAATCGGTCCCGTCGTCCACGGTGATCGTCCCCGCGCCGAACGCCGTGATCTCGGCGGTCCCTTGTTTCTGAACCGTCGAGGCGTAAGTCGAGAACAGCGCCGACTCGATCAGTTGATCGAACGCCTCAAAACTGAGCTCGATCCCGGTGTCGCCGCCAGCCTCGGCGCCGACGAGAATGAGGTCCGAAATCTGGCGGTCGGGCCTGATCTCATTCGAGACGATCGTGTTCGGCGCGAAAGCGAGGTTCGGCGTTCCCGTGAATCGGAGCTGATCGAGATTGAACGGGCCGCCTGGAATCGGCGCGGTCCGCTGTGAGCTGCGGAAAAATCTTAATCCGACTCGGTTTGTGTCAGACATAGCGGTCTCCTGTTAAAAACAAGGCCGTCTCACACGGTCCGAAATGAGTCATATTCGACGAGGGCGTTCACGTTGACCTGAAACCATTGCTGGACTCGCCCGGCCTCAATCATGCCCTGTTCCCGAAAGCGAATCCCCGTCAGGTGAGTCGATTCGACAAAGTCGAGGAGAATCTCCGCCAGCGTGTCGGCTCTCGCTTGGCCGGTATTATGCCGGACAAAAGCCTGAGCCGCGAAAATTGCGACCCGGCGAACTTGAACACTGTTCCCGGCGCCGAGGCTCGCAAGCTCGCCGGTCGAGTGAGCGAGGGACGCGAACACATAGTCGTCGAGGTTCGCGGGATCGAAATCCAGGTTATCCCATGCGACGATCGACAGGCTTTCCCCGGCCGCCGTCCAGTGAGAACCGAACGCCGTCCGGAAGTCGTCGCGGAATTGTGCGGGAGTTCTGGTCGAGACGCCCATTCAATCAAGGTCCTTTGTTCCGCCCGGAATGTCGAGCGCGGCGTCGATCTGTTTATCGACCCAGCCCGCTTTCGCTTGCGTTGAATGTCCGAGCGCGAGCCGGTTCGCATACGGGACATTATTCTGAATGAGGAGGCTCGGCCCCGGTTTCCCGCGCGTGAATCCGGTTATCACGGCGCGCCCAGCCGCCGCGGTCGAGGCCCCAGCTGGATCGACGCCCTGAACCTCGACGTTCGAGAACGAGCCGATCGTGACGATCCAGTTCCGCCGAAAGTGTCCGCCGACATATCCCGGCGGCGCCGACTCCGGCCCGCCTTGCCACAGTGACGGGTTTCCGACGGGCGAGGCGAAAATGAGGTTTCGCAAAATGGCGAACGCCGTCATTCCGAAATCCTCGATCGTCTCGGCCTCAAGCTGGATCGTGATCTCGCGCGCGTTGTATGGTTTCTCGGCCATCTATGGCGCCCGAACTTGGAGCTTATAGAGAAAATCGGTTTTCCCCGGACGGATGCGCTGGACATCGAGGACGTTTTTCGCGACGCCCTCGTCGAGAATCGTGTCCGCCGTTGTCGGGACGACGCTCCCGAGCGACAGACCCGCGATCAGAACGGTCTCGTCGCCTTGGCGAACTGAACTCCCGTCCACGAGTGAACGCTGAATCGGGACGACGACGCCGGGGACCGGGATGTCGGTCGTCGAGACCGTCGGATCGACCTCCCACGGTTTCGCCGGATCGGCCGGCGACGTGTTCGGGACCTTGAGCGTCACGGTCCGGTCCTCGCCGAACTTTCGGATCAGTCGGACGGCGGTGTCCTGTAGCGCCATAATCAGCCAGCCCGCAATGTGAGGCCGAGGGTCGAACGCCGGAGCCAGCGTCGAATCACGAGTTTCGCCCGCGGGAACGCCTTGGCCTTGATCGCGCTCGTGTCCCGATATTTCGTCCACGTCTCCAGAACATCGACTTTTTCGCGGACCTCCAAAAGCTCGCGGCCGGAATCATCGACGACCGGCGTCGGCGCGAGCGGCGCGATGGCCGCCTCGAAAGCGTATTCGATCGAGGCGTTCGCGACCTCCTCGGGGATACTGTCGGCGAGTCCAGCGGCGGGCGTTGTCAGAATCCCCAGCTCGTCGAACACTTGAATCCGCGGCCATTCGAGTCGCTGTTCGGAGCTGAATCGCTGGCCCTGGTATCTGTTGCGGAATGTCTGATCGAGATAGTCGGCGCCTTGAATGAGGGCCGCCTGTCGCTCGCGCGACGAGAACGCGCGCCACTCGGTTCGCCGATCGCTGTTTTCGAGATACTGATCCGCCGCCGCCAAGTCGGCGTAAACCGTCGCATCGACGACGCCGGTCCCGTCCTCCAGAATGAATTGAATCGTCATGTCGCGCCCTCAGTCAGATTTTCGTCACGTCCTGCTGGAATTGATAGCGTTCCTTTGCGATCGTCAGGAGCCGGCCGGTCGAGTCGGTCTGTTGAATGTCATAAAAATAATCCTCGGGAACCTGATCCGCCTCGCCCGCGCTCCACGGGAATTCGACCTCGCCGCCGCTCGGGTTCGTGATGGTCCCCGCAATCGAGACCAGCTCGACGCCGATGATCGGCGGTCCGACGGGGTCCGGGTCCTGTTCCGTGTTGACCGTCATCCGAAACGAAAATCCCGTGATGTCGAGCGGGCCTTGAGCTGGGTCCTCGGGGTCCGTGACGAAAATTTTGTCCGGCGCCGTGTCGCCACGTTTGCGGGCGATACAATCGCCAGCGAGGTCCGTGTCACATAGGGCCATCGGTCTCTCCTCCTATTGGCTCGAATTGAGTCGTCCCGCGACGAGCGTCTGAATGGAATTGAACTCGCCGGTCGCCACACTTTGCCGGGAATTCTCCAGAAAAACCAGCAAGGTTTGAAGCGAGTTCGGGATTCGGCGCGCGCCCTGATCGAACATGATCGCGGTCAATGTCAACGAAAGCTCGGCCAGTCCGGCGAGTTCGCCGACGCCGCGGATTGTTCCGTCGGCCGTGAGTGTGAGCTGGGCGGACCCGGCGAGCGCGCCGACCCCGGCCAGGTTGCCGGATGGCGTCAATGTCATGTCGATCGAGCCAGACGCGAGCGCCTTGGCGATCATCTGTCCGTCCGCCGTGATCGTGAGATCGACCGACCCGGAGAGATCGCCGACGGACGCGAGGTTTCCGATCGGCGTCAGAACGAGATTCGCGCCGCCAGCGAGAACGCCATCGGCGACGATGGTTCCCGTCGGCGTCAGCGTCATCGTCAACGAGCCAGCGAGCGCGCCACGAGCGACGAGAGTCGCCGCCGCGGTCAGCGTGAGCGGGATCACTCCGGCGATTGTCCCGATCGAGGCGACGTTTCCGGTCGGCGTGAGGACGAGAGCGGCGGTTCCGGCCATCGCGCCGACGCCCTCCAGTGTTCCGGCGGGCGTTATCGTGAGCGGGATCGTTCCGCTGATCTGTTGCATCGCTTGGAGAATTGCGGTCGGCGTGATGACGAGATCGGTCGATCCCGCCAGCTCGCCCAAGGCCGCCAGCGTTCCCGCCAGCGCGATCGTCAAGTCAGCCGTTCCGATCAGTTCGCCAAGTCCCTCGATGGTCGCGGACGGCGTCAGAACGAGGTCCGAGGACCCGAGGAGTTCGCCGAGCGCCGCGAGATTGCCCGCCAGCGTGAGCGTCAATGTCGAGGACCCGAGGAGGCCGCCCGTCGCTTGTAAGTTCCCGGCTGGCGTGATCGTGAGGGTCGCCGCTCCGGAGAGCGCGCCGAGCGCCGCGAGCGTTCCCGTGGCCGTCAGCGTGAGCGGGATTATCCCGGCGAGATTGCCGCCGACGGCTTTGAGATCGCCGGTCGGCGTGATAATGAGGGCCGCCGATCCGAGGAGCGTTCCGGTTCCTGTGAGGGTTCCCGACGGCGTCACAATCATCGCGGCGGACCCGATCAGCTCCGCTCGGGCGCCGATCGTTGCCGCCGGGGCCAGGAGGAGAGCCGCCGCGCCAGCCAGCTCTCCGCGCGCTTGGAGCGCCGCCGTGGCCGCGATGACGAGAGCCGCGGACCCGGTGAGCGCGCCCAGTCCGACGATCGTTCCCGTCGGCGTGATCGTCAGCGGGATCGTTCCCGAGATCATCGACGCGCCGACGATCGTCCCCGTCGCCGTGATCGAAAGCGCCGCCGCCCCGATCAGTTCGCCTTGAGCCTGAATGAGCGCGCTCGGCGTGATCGAAAGCGCCGCCGCCCCAGCGAGTTCGCCAAGGCCGCGCGCTGTTCCGGTCGGCGCGAGGGTCAGCGTCATCGAACCGGAGAGATTTCCGGCCGGGGCGAGGAGGTCGATGACCTGAAACGTCCGCTGGCGACCCGTG